ATGCCCGCTGTATCCACCAGCCCGGCGTTCCTGAACTACATCACCGACGAATCCTTCCGGCAGTCGCTTGAATCCGACCACCGGGAGATGACCAATGCCCTGGAAAACGGTAGCTGGAAGTCGGTCCTAGTGCTCGCCGGCAGCCTGATCGAGGCGATTCTCGTCGACCACTTGTTCGGCCGAAACACGGACCGGGCGAAGGACGAGGAGATCCTGAGCCTCGACCTCTACAAAGCCATCGACCGATGCAAGGCGGCTGGCGTGCTGAACCCAGAAACCGCGACACTTTGTATCGTGATCAAGAACTATCGCAACCTGATTCATCCGGGCCGGATCAAACGGCTGGACGAGAAGATCAACGAGGAGCGGGCCAAAGTGGCGTTCTCGCTCGTCAAGATGGTGGCGGACGACATCGCCAAGCAGCAGCGGGAGACATACGGATATACGGGTGAGCAGATCGTTGCCAAGATCACGAATGATCCGGAAGCGTTCCCCGCCCTCCTCTCGTCGCTACTGGCGAAGGTGAATGGCCACGAGCGCGGTAGACTGTTGTTCCGGCTCCTGCCGGCCGAAAACTTCGCGCTACGCAGCCTTATGGATTCCTACCGTCCAGGCAACGATCATCCCTCTCTGCCGCAACGGCTCCAATGCCTCCGGCATTGTTTCTCCGTACTCGCCGAGAAGGCAGATCAGGCAACAAAGGGAAGGGTTCTTCAGCAGTATCTATCGATTCTTCACGACGGTTCCGAGTTGGACCGGAAGTACTACGAAGCCGGGCTACTTCACAGCTGCGTATTTCGGACGGCGGAGGGAACGGATCGTTCCGTTGTCAAATCTCATTTGTTCGCACTCCTAAAGCGCGGGGCCACCGAAGATGTCTTGAAAAATACCACGTGCCTGGGAGAGTGGCTTTCTACCGATGACTTCGAGACGATGATATCCATTGCTGGCGCCCAGCACCAATCATACAAGGGGCATGGCGAAATCTGGGTCTCAAACTGCTTTGAAGTGGCTGAAGCAGGACTTCACGACCAGTTTGTGGACTACCTTCACAAGAAGGCGGATAGTTACAGCGGCAACCAGTACTCTGAGGAGTACGCCAGTTGGCTTCGTGGGCTAGCCAACACCTCTGATATTCCGTTCTAATCAACACCGAGTGAGGACCGTCTGGTAGCCGCTGGCCGCCAGCCGCCACCCCCGGCCGAGGAGGTACGGCACGCCCTCGGCCCCCTTGCCGGCCCACCTGCCCGCCGCCCAGACCGTGTCGTCAAACACCACGATGGAGTCGTCGCCTAGCAGCCGTTCAGCCGCCTTCACCTCGGCCAGGCCGTGGGCGGCGTGCCGGGGATCTTCGCAGTCCATCGAGTCCAGGTACAGGACGTCGATCTTCTCGGTGCGGCCCTGGAGATAGGACACCGAGTCAGCATCCACCACCTCGGCCACCGCCCCGAACTCCCGCAGGATGTCCCGGGCCGTCCGGCAGTTCCCGGCGTCCACGTCCACGCTCGTCAGCTTCCCCGCCCCTTTCCCGTCCAGGTACATCGAGAACAGGTAACTGCTGTACCCCGCCGACCAGTCTTCCCGACTCCGCACGCACCCCGTCTCGACGATCTCCGGCGCCGGGAACCGCCGACTCATCTCGTGGAACAGCCAGTCCATCGTGTTGTGCCTGTCCGCGATTTCCGACGTCGATGTCCGCGCCGCTAACCAGTCCCGGACGAACTGCTGGAGCATCACGTCCCGGCCGAGGGGCAGGCCGTACCGTGGCCCGGCCAGCATCCGGAGGGCGTGGCGGGCGATGTCGGCCGCCGACGGCATGTGGCCGCCGTACTCCAACACGCCCCACCGCCGCCGCCGGGCTTGGTTGACCGGCCGGTACGAGTCGGCGTTCCTCGTCATCACCGCGTTCTTGCCTGTTACCCGGGGCAAGCACACGCACGAAGGATAGAAGTGGTGGAAGACGCCGAGGCTCGGCAGCCGCGTCATGTTCGCCAAGTGCAGCGGCCCGCTGTCCACCCCGACGAGCAGGTCGGACTGCTCCATCAAGGCCACCAGCTGCAGCACCGAGATGTGGCCCCAGTCCCGTTTCAGGTGGCGGATACGGGCATGGGGCGGGCGGGGAACGCGGTTGTCCCAGTCGAGCAACACCAGCCCGCCTGGCATGCCGTCGAGCAGTAGCCGGTACAGCTCGCTCGTGACGTTGTCCGGGATGGACTTTTCCATCCAGAAGTTCGTGCCGCGCGTGTGGAGCAGGACGATCGGCCGGGGCAGGCCGTCCAAGAACCGGCGGGCCTCGTCTCGGACCGCGTCGGTGAGCAGGCCGTCGAACGAGTCCTCCATGTCCGTCCGGCACACCTCGTCCCACATCTCCCCGACGTCAGCCCACGCGGCCAACTGCTCCTTGCCCAGGTTCAAAAACGCCTTGTTCCCCGAGCCGTCCCGCTCAGCTCTCGGATCGTTGAACCCCTTGTGGTACCGCCAGTGGTTGTAGTTCTCCGGCGTCGGGTGGTACCCGCAGCCGGCCGCCCGGAACACGTCGAGCTTGTTCAGCTCGTAGTGAACGCGGACGTCGCACCCGCGCTTGCGGTACGCCTGGAGGACGGTGGCGAACTGCACGCAGTCGCCGAGGCCGTGGTCAAACCACACGTCCAGCTTCTTCCCTTCGCTCATGCTCCCCCGTCAAGAATCTGGTGGATGGCCGAGGCCACCCGCTCCGGCCCCACCATCTGCAGGCACCGAGGTATGTACTCGCCGTCCGGCTGGACTACCGGCAGCGAACACACGCTTCCGTCCTTGCGGTCCCCGTCGCCGAGCGGCACCGTCCGACTTCGCCAGCAGGCCCGCTCTCGGCAGCAGTCCAGCTGGCCCATCGTGTGGAGGTAAACCGTCGAGTTGTAGCTCACCCAGGACGGCTCCTCTCGCCCGCCGGCCGCGCACACATAAGGGACGCCGAACGCGGCCGAGGTGTGCAGCAGGAACGACACCGGGCCGGCCGCCGCCCGCGAATACCGGACGAGCCGCAGGAACTCCCGGACCGACGTCTTGCCCACCAAGTCCAGGACGCCGGACAGCGGGCGGTGGAGGTGATGGGGATTCGCCTCGCCGACCTGAACGACGGCCACGCGGCCCTTCAGCCGGTCCGCCATCTCCTGCCAGAAGTGCGTCCCCGCGAACTTCGCGGTGTAATCGCTCTTCCGCCCTGCGTTCACGATCACATACGGCCCGACGTCCCGAACCGCGTCCAGGACGCCCTCGTCCGGCCCGAGGTACAGGTGGGGCTTGCTCGTCAGGAGCGGGACGGGCTTCCCGATCTCCTGTCCCAGGTGTTCGCAGAATGCTGCCATGAACGACACCGGCCTTTGCCCGCACTGGTGGATGGCGTCGTACTTCATCTCCACGATGTGGCACTCGTGGGCCGGCACGTCGCAGACGCGGGGGTTGTACCTCCAAAGTTCCTGGCAAGTCGTCTGGACGCTCGTCTGGTACTGGCCGGGGTAGGCGCGGTGCAGGGACTCCACGGCGGCCGTCAGGGCCACCACGTCGCCGGGCGAGAGCCAGTGCCGGAGGTGCAGGCGGTAGGGCGGGCCGGCCTGGCGGGAGAGGGGCGTCCCGTTAGCCACCGCGCTTCTTTCCCTTGCAACGACACCCCTGCGGCGGCCGCTGGACGGGACGCCGAAGCCCCTCCGTGGTGAGCGCACCGGCCGGGGGTGGCGGCGGGGCGGCCGGTGCCTCGGGCGGGGCGACGCCGAAGAACATCGGGGTGACGCTCGACGAACTCGATGACGAACTCGACGAGGAACTCGATGACGAGCTGCCGCAGGAGGCCAGTGCCTCCCCCTGAGTCGCATACGGTCCGATCCAACCCATCTCACACCTCCTCGACGATGACCGTCCCCAGGGCCGTGGATGCCGTCGCCCGAAACGGGTGGCACGTCTCGATCGTCAGCTGCCACAGGCCGGTGTACGGGCCGTAGGCGAGCGCCGAGAACGTGGCGACCAGGGCGGACCGGCACAGGTCCACCGTGAGCGACTCCACCCCGGTCACATACGGCATCGGGGGCCGCTGCGGGCCGGTCACGTAGTGGGCCGCCACGACCAGGTTGACCAGCGGGATCGGCCCGAGCGTCACCCCGTAGGTGGGAAACGTCATGGTGATGTGAGCGGGGAAGTCGCCGGGCTTGACCGGCCAGCACCCGTCACACGTCGCCTCGCACGCCGGGAACGCGGCCCGCTCGGCACAGTTGGCCGCGTACCGCACCTGCTTCGTGACTCGGCAGCAGTACCAGCCCCGGCAGCAACAGTCGCAAATCCCCGACAGGTCGAAGGCCACGGTCCTCCCTTACTGAATCACCACGTTGGCACACGCCGGCACGCACACCGAGGTCTTGGTGACGGTCAGGGTGCAGGTGGCCGGGTCGAAGGACACGCCCGTCACGAACTCGATCGTGGTGCCGCCGCACCCGCCGCCCGAACTGCCACTGGCCCCGCTCGTGCCACTGCCCCCGCTCGCCCCGCTGCCCCCGGACGACCGCGACGAACCGGACGATGAACTGGACTCGTCCTCCTGCTGCCCGCAGCAGTTCTGGAACCGCCAGTCGTCGGTGCCGAACGGCTCCACGTAAACGACGGTGCCGACGTCGACCTTGCTGTCGTTCCACTCCCACACCGCAATCCCGCCCGCCAACAACCGGCCGTTGTCGAGGTACTCCCACCGCCCGCCCGGCAGTTGGATCACCTCCTGGACCTCGTAGCGGTAGCGGTTGCTCGGCCCGGTTGTCCCCGACGTGCCGGAGCCGCCGGACGAGCCGGACGACGCCCCGGTGCGGAGGCGGGCGGTGACCGCCGCGATGAACCCGCCAGCGGCGTACCGCAGCTGGGTGCCGCCCCCGACGTGTGTCACTTCCAGCGGCGGGGACGCCTTGATGTCGGTCACCCGGTTGACGTGGTCGATCACCCGGTTCAGGTCGCCGGGGCTGACTTTGGCGAAGCTCGGCAGGCGCTGAAGCATCACCACGTCACCCGGAACAAGTCGTCGAGCGAGGCGTAGCGGTACATCGTCCGGCCCAGCGCCAGGCCGGTGTCCGTGTAGAGGTCCCACAGGTGCCGTGTCGGATCGTAGGCGTAGTTCCAGCCGACGTGTTCGTCCGTCACCACCGGGGTGGTACTCACCCCGTAGTCGCGGATGCCGAGCGTGTAGGCGATGTCCCAGTAGTACCCGCCACCGGCCAGTTGGGGCAGGACGAGGGTGGGCGTGAAGGAGCTGTACAGGACGGTGCCGGGCGGGTAGCCGTCGAACGCCACCTGGTTCACGGTGCCGACGAGGGGCTGAATGGTGGAGAGGTTGGGTAGTCGCCCCAGCTCGGGTTGGCCATCAGACCGGACGGCCACCGGAATCTGCCGCCAGGTGTAGACGAACTGCTGGGCGGGTACGACGAAACCGGGCTGGATGTCGAGCGGCCGGCGCTGCGGATCGGTCACGAACTTGAACTGGCCCTGACTCGTTTGAAACTCGGCCGAACCCGAGGGCATCTTGGTGACGTACCGGCCGACTTCGGTCGTGCCGGCGTAGCTCGCATCCGGGATGACGTTGAAGTCCACCGGGCGGAAGGCCACCGTCACCTTCGCCTTCTCGTAGACGGGCCGGTCGCCCTGCTGAAGGAATCGGCCCACCGGCTCGATGCTGGCCGACTGGGCGTACAAGTTGTCGACCCAGGGGTGGGCCTCCGGTGTACTCCCCTCGCTCCCGTCGAAGTTGGGCGACGAAGCAGACCGCTTGAGGTACCCGCCCGCCCCTTTTACAGTCTTGCCCAGCACCACGTCGAGGAACTGCCCGACGAAGAAGTATTCGCAGGAGTACGTCACCGTCCCCTGGCTGGACTCGCGGCCGAACGCCGCCGAACCGCTGTTGCCGGCGAGGATCTTGTACTCAGTCGGGTTCCACGCGACGTTGTTGTCCTTCGTCGTGATGGTGTAGCCGTACTCCTGAAGGGCCATGCCGTATGTACGGCCCACGCGCCGTTCTACCGGGCCGACTCGGCCCCGGGCCGGGGTGACGTGTTTGCGGCGATCCGCTGCTGCACGGCCAGTTGATCCTGCAGAAGTTTCTTCCGCTCGTTCTCGGCGATCTTGGCCGGGTCGAAGGACGCCCCCTGCTGCGCCCTCTTGAACGCCTCCTCCAAGCCGAAGTTCTCCACCCGCACCGGCCGGGCCAGCGGGGTGAAGCGGTTGCCGGGCGGCGTGCCGTTGCCGCCTCGCGGTGCCGCTGCGGGACGGCCGCCGAAGTCCTCGGGGCCGCCCGCCGAGCCGCTACCGTTCCCCCAGTCCCCGGCCCCGGTGCTGCCCTTCCTCGCTGCTGGTTTGCCCCCGAACGGGTTCAGGCTGCTCAGGACGGCGGCCAGCTCTTTGGCGGCCGCCACGATCTGCTTGACCGTTTCCAGGCACGCCTTCATGAAGTCGACGACGCCCTTGATGGCGTCCACCATCACGGGGCCGAACGCCTTCATGAACGAGGCGAACAGCTCGGCCAGGATCTTGATCAAGTCGGCCAGGACGCCCGCCACCAGCGCCAGTACCTCGGCCTGCATCTGCACCACGAACCCGATCACCTCGCCGAGGACGGCCGCCAGCTGGGCGAACACCGGGGCCAGGGCCTCCACCACAGTCGTCAGTGTGCCGATGACGTCGACCAGCGCGGGGAGGACCGCCGCGACGGCCTGAGCGACGGCCGCCCACACCTTCGCCATCGTGGCGACATACGTCGTGTAGAGCTGGAGGAACACCTGCCCGATCTGCAGCAGCGGCGGGAGGAGTTGGGCGACGGCCGCCCCCAGCTGGGTGACAACCTGGCCGAACGCCTTCCCAAGCTCCGCGAACACCGGGAGGCTGGCCTGCACCAGCTTCCCGATCTCGGCTCCCAGCTCTGCGAACACCGGGGCCAACTCGGAGAGTAACTGGCCGAACGTCTCGGCCAGTTGGTTGCCCACCTCGGTCAGCGTGTCCATCAGCGGGCCGAGGGCCGTGCCGACGAATCGCTGGACGACGCCCACGATCTTGTCAAAGAGCGGTTGGAGCTTGTCCAAGCCGCCGGTGAGTTGGAGGACGGCCAGGGCTGCCCCGGCGAGGGCCACGACGAGGCCGATGCCGGTGGAACTCATCAGGATGGCCACCGCCACCTGGACGGCGCGCAACAACCCGATCAGCTTGGGCAGGACGCCCACGACGGCGCCGACGGCCGAGCCGGCCGCCAGAACTGCAAGGCCCACCTTCGTCCAGTGAAGGATCTGCTCCCGCTGGTCGTCGGTGAGGTTTTTGAACACCTCAATGAGCCGGTCCAGCTGGTCGATGGCGGACTGGAGGATGGGGATGAACGTCAACCCGACGTACATCGCCAAGACTTGCAGCTTCTGCGTGAAGATCTCGAAGCGGACGGGGTCGGCGGCCTTGAGGAAGCCGGTGATGCTGCCGGTGGCGACGGCGAACCCACGAGACGAGGCAGTCCCGATCGTGCCGAGGGCGGTGCCGAGCTTGGCAGTCTGCGTTTGCAGCTGGGCCAGTTGGGCCTTCGCCCCCTCCAGCCCGGCCAGGGCGATCTTGATGACGCCGTCTGCGATCTTGCCCTGGACCGGCATGCTCCTCCTTACCCGGCTACATCAGGTCGGACTTCAACTGCTCGAACGCCACCCGCTGTTCCAGCGTCATGCCGGCCAGGAGTTCTTGCCGCCGGCCGGCGTCGAACAACCGGGTGAGGTCTTCCTGGTCGGGGGCCGGCCGGAGTGACAACACGATGTCCGGCAGCGACATCTCCCACACCCGATCTGCCGGGAGGGTGAGCTTGTGGCAGCACCGGCTCACCAAGTCGTGGAGGACGAACCGCTCCCCCACCGGCTCGAACTCCTCCTGGCTGCCGTCATGGAAGTTGACGACGGGCTTTCTTGCGGCGGATAGCCCGAGAATCTCGAAAGGACCGCTGCTCGGCGTCCTCCTCCGAGAGGGGGACTTTGACGGCTTCGCCCCGAAGTGCGGCCAGGGCCTGCTCGGCCGCCGGGTCTTCACCCATCTTCAGGACGAGGTCGAACGCCTCGTCCTCGGGCAACTCGGGATGGTACTTTCGGAACATCAGAGAAGCCGCCTTCTTGGCCCCGGGGAGGGAGTGCTGGAAGGCTTCCAGATCGGGATCGGTGAGCGTCCCCCGCAGCCGCTTCCGCTCGAAAGCGGCGTCCAGGTGCCGGGCCAGGAAGTCGTCCTTGACCTTCCCCTCGGGCAGTTGGTTCGCCACCTCGAACACCTCGGCTACCGGGTCCGGCATCGCCTTGCGAGCAAAGTCCAGGAACTCCTGGAGCTGGCGGGCATTCAGGCTGGTCAGCCGGTACGGGACATCGCCCACCTTCACAGTCACTTCCTTCATCTTTCTCCTGGTTAGGGGGTGGCCGCGATGGTAACGGCCCCGTCACTCTTGGCGGTGCATTGGAACTCCACGGCCCCTTTGGCGTTGTTCGTGATCGTGATCGACTCGACGAAGAACCCGCCCGACATCGTGACGGTGCTGTTGCCCACGGCGAGGGATGCGGTCACTTTCGTCCCCGAGGCAAACGTGCTGGACAGGAGTGCCACCGAACTCCCCCACCAGGCCCGGAACGTTATGTCGGCCGAGGACACCGACGCGATCCGGTTCACCCACCCGCCACTCGCGGTGTCCGTCACGTCCTGTAGTTCGTTGCTCACCGTGCCGGACCACTCCGACACGGCGTAGGCGGTCGCGGAAACCGTGATAGACCCGCCCATCCCTGTCAACTTGGCCATGATCCTCCAGTGGGTGCGGTACCCGAACTGGCGGTATCTATGGCCGGGAATGGCGAAACTGCTGGGCTACGCGCCGAGGATGAGTAGCTGGTAGGTGACAGCGGCGGACGGGGTGACGGTCAGCACCTTGTGCGTGCCGTCCACCGTCGCCGGGACGGCCGAGACGTAAAGGACTTGGCCCGGCTTGACCGTGTACTGGTCGCTACCGAACAGCGGGTTGCTCCCGCCGCCCACGGTGATCGTCGCGGTCGTGTGGGTGTTCAGGACGACGACGGCCTTCACCGAGGTGTACACCAGGGCGGCGCCGTAGGCGTTAGTGAGGCCGGTCGTCACGTCGAAGGTGTCCGGCGACGAAACGGAGCGGGCAACGGTGTACACCTTCGTCACGTCCGACGCGGAGAGCTTGACGGACTTGGTGATGCCGGGGTTGCCGGTGTAGGCGCCGAGGCCCACCGTGGCGGTGTCCTGAACGAGTGCGGACAGGTCGATCGATGCGGTCGCCATTGGCCTCCTACTTACTCGGATCTTCGATCAGCTTGTACCCGATCTCGACGGCCCACTGCTGCAGCCGCTCGTCCGTCTGGGAGCTGCGGTACGACTCCTGGAACACGCCAATCGCCTGCGGCGTCAAACCATCATCCAGGCTCACCGCCGCGTCCGCCGCCTCGGCCAGCGTCTCCGCTTCGTCGCAGTTCCGGTGAACCACCACGACTTTGAACGTCGCCTCCTTGAGGGACAGGCCGCCGGTGTCGTACTGGAGGCTATGTTCGTACTCGATGACCGAGATGTAGGGCGGAGCCAGGCCGTCGGTCCAACCGGCGTTCACCTGGGACCGCTCCAGTAGGTTCGCGTTCCGAATGCCCTTCAGTATGTTCTGGTACGTCGTCGCCATCGGTCTCCGTTACGGCCCCACGATGATCTTGCCGATCCGGTCCTGCTCTCGGGCAAAGGCCAGGGACAGCCAGGGCCTCGGCTTCATGAACCGTGTCCCCGTCTGCAAGTAGGACGGATACCCCGTCAAGTTGCTGCCCACCGTCAGGACCAGCTTTTCCTTGTCGAGCGTCCAGGTGACGCTCCGCTGCAGTTGGCCGGAGAGCTTGTGCGGGAACTGTCCGGGCCGGGACGGTCGCTGCCCGACATGGCCGCCCGAGGCCGTCCGCTGGTAGGGCTGGGCTGTGTTCAGGTAGCCGCGCGTCTTCGACGTGAAGGAACACGCCGGCCTTTGCGAAGCGTTTCGCCAGCTCGGCCCGGGTGCGGCCCAGGAAGTCGTCGGCCTGCCACCGGATCATGAGTACTCCTGTCGGTCGAGCCGCTTCTTCGCCCCCTCGGGGTACTCCTCGGCCGCCAGCTGGAGGTACAGGCCCGACTCCAGGGCGTTCAATGGATCCGCCGTGAGGTGGTACTGCCGGCCGGCCGCGTCCTCCAGGATGTCTTCCCGCTGGAACGACTTCGCCGTTGCGGTGGTGTAGACGGTGTGCGTGATCGTGGTGCCGCGCTGGTTGTAAAAGTACTGCAGGGCCGCCGAGGCCGGCTGGACGAAGCAGGGGACGCTCCGGTACACCCGGGCGTACCCGTCGATCTGCTGGGCCGTCCCCTGGCCCTTGTCCGGCCGCCAGACGTCCACTCGGTGTCGCATGAGGCTCTGCATGGTCTCCTTCAGGCCCGCGCCGGGACGCCCGCGACGGTGAGCCGTGGCACCCGGTGCTGGGCCAGCGCCATCTTGCTCGTCACGCTGAGCAGGTCGAACGAGGTGGCGGTGGCCCGGGTGTAGCTGTACTTGTCGAGCGTCTCGCTCTGCATCAGCGGGTTGGCAGTGCGGGTGGCGAAGGCGAGATGGACCAGTTCGGCACACGCCTGCTGCACCTCTTCCGGCACGTCGGCGAAGCCGCCGGTGTAGGTGACTCGGTACATCTGCTCACCTCGGACCGGCCCTCCGGGGACGATCACCTCGCCCAACGGTTTGTTCACGCGGAACCCGCTCAGAAAGTTCCAGTACACCAAGAGCGGGCAGGTGATGTTCCGGGCCGACCGGCCCGCCTGGTTCGTGGACAGGTCGTCGGTTCGCCACAGCGCGAACTGGTTGCTGAGCGTGGCCACCCAGCCGCTGCCGAGGGCGTTGATGCCGACAGCCAAGTCCCCGAACGTCGGGTAGGCGGCGAACGAGAAGGTGCTGGTCGTGCTGGCCGCGTTGTAGGTCCGCCGCAGGACGACGGCCGAGGAAGTCACGTCGACCGTGGCCAGTTGGACCTGGTTGCTCGGATCGTTCAGTTGGACATAAAGGGCGGGCAGCTCGCCGCACCGGACGGCCGCGACTGCGGTGATCGGTGGGTTATTCACCCAGATGTACGATGTCGGGCCGACGACGGTGTGGAGTTCGTCGTGAACCGCCTGGGCGAACACGCGGTTGCAGTGCGTCTCGATCACCCTGCTGGCGGCCGACACCAGGGCGGCGACGATCGGGAAGTCGGCCTCCCCGGCGGCCGGGAGTTGGGCAAGAGCGCGGTCGAGGCTGATGAGGTCTGCCACGCCAGTATGTATGCGGCACGGCGGCCGTTTGGAGTCAGCCCGCCTCCGGCGGGAGTTTCACGTTGGTGTACCCGCAGTCACGGAGGTCTTGCCGGAACTGCTCCCAGACCTGGGGCGACAAGCCCGAAAGCCACCGGTAGCTCCGCATCAGGGCGATCACTCGCTCAATGTCCCAGGCGTTCTCAGCGAGAAATGTTTCGCAGTCCCGAACCGGGAGGTCTGTCAGCCGACGAAGGGCCATCACCAGACGAGCTTGGGCGGCGGTCATTCCTTCTCCCCTGGGCAGCCGAGGAGACGATGGCCCCCCTCACCCTTTGAGCGTACCCGTCCACTCTACTCCGCTTCGGCCGGGAGCAGCCAGAGCGGTCCCGCCGATCCAGGGGCTGACAAACGAGAACGCCCCCGGAATCCTTCCGGGGGCGTGGCTCGTTCGGCCGGAGCCGGCCGGGGGTTAGCTGCTCGACGTCGAGCCAGCACTCAGCACGACCACATTACTGGCGGACGTCCCATCGGCTCGAACGTAAGGCGCCGTTAGGGGGTTGATCGAGTCATAATAAAACAGAAAGCGGAAGGTATTCTGGGCCAGGTTGAAGTACAGGTACGGCGTCTGGTCCGCGATCAGCCCGCTGTACCCCGCCGCACAGCTTTTCGGGTGCCACAGGATCAACGCCCCCCGACTGCCCAGGGCCGGCACGTTTTCCAGCGTGTAGATCGGTCGCCCCAGGAGCGTACCCTTCGGCTTCGGCCCGAGCAGGTCACCGAACCCGCCCGGAGTGAACGCCGGCGTCTGGTACGTTGCCGCCCGGGTGGGGAACGGGATGTTGTACAGCTCCGGCAGCGACGACTTGGAGGTGAGCCAGATCGCGTCGTCGAAGTCGTCGTACAGGGCGGCGTCCATCTTCGTGACGTCGTTGAACGAGATCCGGCCCGGCGCCTCGGCGATCACCGTGACGGCGCCCGGACAGTTGAGCAGGTTGAGCTGGGAGTTCGTCCCGGCCACCACTCCGCCGTTCGTCAAGAACCGGATCCGCTCCGGCACCACCTGCCGGATAACCGTTTCCAAGTTGTAGGAGTTGAACCTGAGCAGTTCGTCACTCGCGTTGACGAGGGCCGCACCCTTCACCAGCGAGAGCTGGACGGTGGCGGTGGTGCCGACGGTCGCCGTGATGTCCGTGGCCTCCCCGATTACCGACGCGGTGATGCCCGACGAGGCCGACGCTTGCACCCAGGCCGGGATGTTCTCGACCTGGTTTCTCATCTCGTACTTCGTCATCATCCCGAGCAGGTCGGGAACGTGCTGGAACGACAACCGCCACAGCTCGTCGGCCCACTGCTGTGGCACCAAGTCGCCGCCCTGGTGGCCGGAGCCGCCGGCGACGCTCATCCCGGTCGCCTTGAAGCGGGCGTCCAGAGCCTTCGTGTAGTGCGAGTACTTCCGGGCGGCGTCGTAGTCGCCCTTAGATTTGGCGATGTACGCCATCGCCGCCTCGCCCACGTTTTTGAACCCGCCCGTGAGGTGCAGGTCCGAACCCGTGACGTGCCGGTTCCCCGGAACGCCCAGCGGTCGCTTCACCGACGCCCTGGCCAGTTTCTCGGCCACATGCTCGACCGCCTTCGTCATGGTCTGCTTGGCGTTCGCCGCCAGCTGCCGGACGGCCTCCTGCTCCGTCTCGGCCTCGTCGGTCTCGGCCTCCGGCTCGGCCCCCTCGTCCTCCCCGCCGACCACGTCCTCCTCGGTCGCCTCCCGGGCCACGCCCGCCGACACCAGAGCCGCCGCCACCGCCTCGTCACACTGAATCACCGTCCCCTCGGCCTGCTCGCCGAGCGGCTTCTCAAGCACCACAGAAAGAATCGCCATCACACCCGCGTTTGTTCGGTCACCTCCGGCGTCGGTCCCCCGGCCTCGGCCCCGCCACGCCCCCGGCACACGCCTGGCGGGTCAGCAGCCTCGTCGGCCTGGACGATCGCATGAGAAGTCAGCGGTATGTAGGCGGGAGACGCGAGAAGTGCGGGCGGGTGTCATCTCACCCCCAGTAGGCCACGTTCGTCACGCCCCCGCCCCCGCCGCCCGTGTCCTGGTGCTGGGCCGCCCCGATGTCCGAGTACCCGGTCGTCGTCCCGCCGGGGAACACGCCCGGGTAGCCCGCCCCACGGCACGCCGCACCGGCGCCCGACACGCTGTTCAGGCTGAAGTCGCCGGTGCCGGCCGACGTGAAGGGATCGCCGGAGAGCGTGACGTCGCCCAGGCCGGCGAGGACGTTGTCCCGCTGGCCCGACGTGTTGCCCCAGTAGGCGTTGCACAGCGCGACCTGGGCCGGGGCGGCGATGGCGGCCGACACCCCGTACCCGCCGTTCGCGATGAAGATGCTGTTGGCGATCAGCGCGCCGGAAAGCGTGGCGCCCTGGTACCTCGCCCCGTGCGAGCTGTTGCCGTGGACGGTGCAGCCGATGACGTTCGTCGTCCCGCCATTGCTCATCACGCCGTACCGGGAGTTTGAGCGGGCCACGCACCGGACGAGCGTCGACACCCCGCCGTCGCACGTGAACCCGTCCCCGCTCGCCCCCTCGGCCCAGCACCCGACGAACACGTTGGCGCTGGCGGCGTAAAACCCGCTCGCGCTCGTCGCCCCCTTGCTGCGGCACCGGGTGAAGTAGCACCGGGTGCCGCCGACGAACCCGTACTGGGTGGCGTTCAGCACGTCGACGTTGTCGATGTTCAGGTCGTTGCCGAGGCTCACGCCCTGGGCGGCCAGGCCGTTGCAGTCCGCGACGACGTTGCGGACCGCGATCTTCGCCCCGCCCGAGGCGTAGCTAATGAGCGCGGTGCTGCCCGACGTGCGGCGGATGGTGGCCGTCCCCGTGTCGCCCCGCGTCGTGCCGTAGCCGACGAGCCGGGTGCGGTCGGCCGAGCCGTCCTTGACCTGCACCGACGTCGTGGTGGAGTACGTCCCGGTCTTCAGCCAGATCGTGTTGTCGGCGGCAGACGCGGCACACGCCACGCCGGGGGTGGCTAGCGCCCCACCAACCTTCAGCGTGACGCCCGTACCGGCGGTCAGGCCGGTACTGCGGTCGACGGTGATCGTGGTGGAGTTCGTCCGGGCGGTGATCTGGTACCACCCGGCCGTCACCGAGCCGGTCCCGCCCGCCACATACATCACGTTCCCCACGACGTCCGTGCCGAACGCGGCGGTGGCCGAGGTGATCGTGGTCGTCCCGGCGGTCACCCCGTCCGTGACGCTGTACTGTGGGGTGTCCTGCTGGGACCAGTCCGTCCCCCCGGTGCTGTACCCGCCGCCGTTGGTGTCGCTCCCGGTGGTTCGCACCTCCCACGCCGTTCCCGCTGCGATGGCCATTAGAACCCCACCGGCCGGACGCAGGCGGCCAGGACGGCGGGCCAGTCGGCGGCGCCCTCAATGTGGGGGATGAGGGCCGTGATGTACGAGTTGTAGGCCAGGACGTCGTTCGGCCCGAGGAGCCGGGGCGGGCCGTCGGTCCGGGCGTCCGTCCAGGTCGGGGAGGGCTGGGCGACGGCGGCGTACACGTCGTCGATGGCGGCCTTGTCGTCCTTGAGGGCGGCCAGGACGGCGCGGAGTTGTTCCGCCCGCACCCGAACCCGCTGGTCTACGAACTGCTGCACCTGAAGGTCTGTCGCGGGCATTTGCCCCCTTTTAGAGCGTGGCCTGAATCAAGAGAGTGACCGTGACGTCCTGCCCGGCGGTCCCGCTGCCGATTTGGTCGATGTCTACGGTGAACACGTCCCCCTCGACGACGGCGGTCGTGTTGAAGCTGGTCTGGGTGCCGTAGGTCTGGCCGGCCGCGATCTGCAGGCGGTTGGCCTGGGTGGACCAGATCGTCGTCCCGTTCAGGTTGACGTCGAAGATCAGGGCGGCGGACGTCGGCCCGGTGCCGGCTTTGGCGAACGCCTTCGTGATGGTTCCGCTGCGGGGTGCCACCAGCGGGTTCGTCTTGTTCGTGCCGACGGTCGCCGGGGTGCCGAGGGCCAGGGCAAACGTGGGCGACATGGGGGCCTGGACCGTCACCCAGGAGGTGTTGGTGGCATTCGTCGTCAGGTACTTTCCCGAGTTCCCGGTCTGACTCGGGGCCAGGGCGTTGAAGCCTGCGTTGGCCGAGGTTTGTCCCGTCCCGCCGTTGGCCACCGCGATGGTCGTGCCGGTCCAGGTGCCGCTGGTGATCGTCCCCACCGTGGCGATGTCGGTGCCGACGAGCTTGGTGGCCGCGATGCTTCCCGCCAGCATCCCGTTCGTGACTTTCGCCGGGCCGATCGTCGCGGCGAACGAGCCAGTCCCGCTCCCGGTCACGTCACCGGTCAGCGTGATCGTCTGGTCCCCGGTGTTCGTCCCGGACAGGTTACTGCCCGTCACGGTGCCGGACGCGGCCACCGAGGTAGGCGTGATGGCACCGAGCGAGAGCGTGATGGCCGGGGTAGTCGTGGAGGTGGCCACCGAGCCGGACACGCCGTTCGCCGTCACGACTGAGACCGACGTCACCGTGCCGGTACTGGCCGCCGCCCAGCTCGCGTCCGTGCCGTTCGTCTGGAGTACCTTCCCGTTGTTCGTGGCCTGGGACGGCAGGAGGGCATTGAGGGCCGCATTCGCCGTTGTCTGTCCCGTCCCGCCATGAGCCACGTCGACCGCCGTCCCGCTCCAGGTGCCGGCGGTGACCGTCCCGACGGTCGAGATGTCCGTGCCGACGAGCTTGGCGGCCGCGATGCTGCCGGCCAACATGGCGTTCGTGACTTTGCCTGAGCCAATGGCCGTGGTGATCGGGCCGGTCCCGCTCCCGGACACATCGCCCGAGAGGACGACCGTCTGGTCCCCGGTATTCGTCCCCGAGAGGTTGGCCCCGCTGACGTTCCCCGACGCGGCGACACTGGCCGGCGTGATGGCGCCGAGGGACAGCGTGATGGCAGGGGTAGTTGTGGGGTTCGCCACGGAGCCGGACACGCCGTTCGCGGTGGTGACCGACACCGAGGTGACGGTGCCGCTGCCCCCGCCCCCTCCGCCCGTCACCCACTCGGTGTCGAAGTCCGCACCCGACGCCTTCGCCAGCACCTGGCCGGTGGTGCCGCCCTCCGGCACGCCCACCCCGGGCGGCCCCTGCGGACCGCTCACCCCGACGTTGATCTCGAAGTGATTCGCATCGACCTCGACGACCTGTACCGAACCGCTCGCCGTCACCGTGTTCGCCATGCGCCCCCTAGACCGTCTGGCCCCTTCTCAACGTGCAGAGGCCCGCCACCAGGGGCGTCACCACCCCACCCGGACTCGTCAGCAGCAGGTCGTAATCCGCCGTACCCGGGGCCAGGGACGCCGTGTCCTCGGCAGCGACCGTCAGGGTGACCGTCCCGGCGGCCCCGCCCAGGACGATCCGGCCGTTCGCGGTCGTCAGCGTGATCACCACGTCCTGGCCGTCCCGGATCGTCAGGGCAGCGGTGTAGCCGGACAGGCCCACAGGCACGCCGCTCGCAGTCCACGTGAGGACGAGATGGAACGTCGCCCCGACGTAAATGGAGAAGTTGAGGGTACCGGGCAGGTCGACGACGGTGGCCATCACACCTCCCACTTGCGGGCCAGTGCGGCCAGTGCGGCGTCGGCGATCCGTTCCGGATCAAGCTTCAGCCCGGCCAACTGCCGGGCCAGGGCCGCCCGGTCCAGCTTCGGGGCGGCTTTGGCCGCCGGGGCCGGCTTCCGCACACGGCCCAGCACGTTGAACACCCATGGCCCGAGGGACTGGCCTTTGCTGATGCTCTCGACGAGGGCGGTCGGGTTGGCCGGGACCGTGACGACCGAGAACTCCAGCAACAGCGCCCGACTCACGACGAGGTTTAGCCCGGGGTTCGCCGCCAACTCGTCGGCGTCCGGCTCTCGGACCTCCAGCGGGAGATACCCGACGGACTTGCCCCGCAAGACATCCGCCTGGACCATCGCCCACACGAAGTCAGGCAGCCACTCCCCCACGTACTTCTCGGGGCGAGGCGTGTACTGGGTTTTAGCCAACACCCCGTCTTGATCGGCCTTGATCCAAAGTGCCTTGCCCACCGGCCGGTCGGCGTCGTGGCCGAACAGGACGACGGGGTTCAACCTGTAGTGGTCGAGATCCAGCCCCTCCGGCTGGACGATCTCGAAGTCCCGGTCCATCTCCCGAGTGGTCACCCGAGAGACGTCGCACCGCTCGCCAGAAGCAGTGTCAATCAAGGTGGAGGAGGTGGGTTGGCCTTTCCGTCGGTACTCATACTCCCGCCCTTTCGGCAGATCCTTGAGCACCTCGTCGATGTGCCGGGCGGTCTCCTCCGTCGTCTTCACGCCGACCGCACTCTCGACCATCTTCTTTCGCATCGTCCTCCTTCTTCGTGCCGGTATGTAGGCGGCCCGAATGAAACCGCCTCAGTCCAGGTCGTACTGCAGCGAGCAGCGGCAGCCAGGATGGCCGGGTGGGTGATCGACACGAGCGTAGGGGCCGCTCCCTTTCACGACGAACGCGGTGTTCAGGCCGATCGCCCCCTTCGCCGCCAGCCCCCGGCACTCGTCGCAGGCCATGCTGTCGGGCAGCCACCTCTTCTTCGCCTCGATGCCGCTGGCCTCGATGGCGATCAACTCGCCGGCGTGCTTGGCTCGGTTGGACTCGGTCTCGGCGATCAACATCACCCGCCGGTCGGACAGGTCGGTGAAGATGTCCTTCAGTCGACCGGCCAGTTGGCGGTTCGCCTCGCCGGCGTCCAGTCCCTGCCGGACGGCCTCCCGCGTGGCGGCCACCGCCTCCTCGACCGACAGGTTGGTGGTGTCGAGAGTAGACTTGGCCAGCGCCAGGACGGCACCACTCACTGCCTGCTCAAGCTCATGGACAACATGGCGGGTGATGTCCGGCCCACCGCCCACCTCGGCCAGCACCGCATTCATTCCTTCGTCGAAATAGGCCCGTAGGACCGGGGTGAGGGCCTCGCCCATCTCCTTCGTCCAGTCCGCCATCGGAACGAACGACTTCGTTCGGACTTCGGTGATCTGCTTCCCGCTCATCTTCCCGAGGACGGCCTGGCCGAGCTTGGAGAACACGCCGGCCAGGGCCTCGGCCAGCGGCTTCGGGTCCGGCGTGGTGCTGCGGTACGACTTGGTTCGGGCCGACTTGTGCCGGCCGCCGGTGAAGCTGGCCTGGAACGTCTGGGCCGAGGCCGTGCCGGTGTTCGTCATCTCGCAGAGCAACCGGTCCAGGCCGGGCCGGGCGTCGTAGCCTTCCCGCTCGCGGGCCTCGTTCACGGTGATGACGTTCCCGCTCACTAGGGCCGTGGTGCGTTGAAGCTCGAATACCTTGTCCGGCGAGACCACGCTGGTGGCTGCCAAGAACGTTCGGGGTGGGGCGAGGTGCAGGGAGATCGTGTCGAGTAGAGACTGAACCCGGGGGGCCACGCAGTACCTCTGGAAGTTCCGCCGGGCCGCGTCACTGGCTTCCGACGTGCCGTCGGTCAGGTCCAGAATGGGCAGCGGCACGCCGTAGGCCCTGGCCACGGACGCCTTGATCTGGTCGTACATCGTCAGGGCGGACAAGTCCTTCGGTGGGACAGTCAACGGGGTGTACTTCGTCGAGTCCTGGACGACGAACACCCCGCCTTGATTCCCCCAGCGGAACTTCTCGGACAGCTGTTTTTCCAGCCGCTGAGCCTGCAACGTCGTGAATGTCTCGCCGTCTGGCGGGCTGGCCACCAGGCTGGGGAATGCCATGTTCGCCAGGACCGCTTCCCACGAACTCTGCTCACTCCGAAGCAGCTGGATCCGCTGCCACACCGCACGAGCCGGCGACACGCCAAACCCGGTGTAGGGGCTGAGCGGGTCCGGGTTGTACTTGAGGTGGATGACGTCCTCGGGGCGGTACACCTCCTCGGTTTCACCAGACCGGAACTTGTACTTCGCAGGACCGCCGTCCTCGCCTGGTTCGACCGACACCAGATGCGACGGCAGTAGCCACAGCTCAGTCGGTACCTTCCGCCCGGCCACCACCGGTCCGGCGACGAACCAGAAGGCCGAGCCGATCAGTTCGAGGTAAACCCCGGTGAGCCTGAGCAAGGTCTCGAACGACTGCAGGTGGTTGGGCTTGTCCAGCAGGTCCAGCAGGCCGTGGCCGACTACCTCGTCCAAGCGGAGCGCACGGCGGGCCGACTTCGGATAGGCGGCCGCGATCCGGCTCGACTCGGCCGGCGTGAACGACTTCGTTGGGGACTTCGGGGCGGAGTCGCCTGGACCGGTGGCGGCCACCAGCCGGAACTTGGCGGCTTCTTGCGCGACGGCGTGACTCACCAGGTTGACACAGGCATAGACGACGTCTTCGTAGGCGTTCGCCAGATCCACGGCGGTGGGCAGGCCCCGGCCGGCCGTCGGGTCGAACCCGCCGAACGTCGATCCGGAAATGGGTGTCCAAATGTTCGCCCCGTCCATCGGGTACGGGTAGCCCTTCTGGACCGCCTTCTTCCGAGGCTTCGCCGCCTTCTTGCGAGGCTTTCCTTTACCTCCCCCAGCTACAGTCTTTTTCGGCATCGCCGTATGTAGGCGACGGCCGAAGGAAAGCCGGCCGTCACCACGGCGCCCCCTGCCAGAGGAGCCGCTGGAAGCGGTCCTCTGCCTCCTTCCGCACCCGGTCCTCGCGGTCCTCGGCCGTCTCCGCCTCGACCAGCTTCCCCTTGTACTTCTGGGCCAGCAGACACGCGGAAGATAAGGCGTCGACCTGATCATCGTGAGCGGCGTGCGGGAAGCCCAGGAGTTCACGCTGAAGGTCCGCTACCCACTCCTTTCCGGGCGGCAGCCACACCTGCCCGGCCTCCATCTTGATCTCGGCCGACACCGCCCGCTGCTCCTTGCTGCCGTAGAGCTGGACGTCGAACGGCTTGATCACGATGTCCCGTTCGCGGAGTTGGTCGATCACGAACTGGCCCACGAACTGCTTTTCCACCGCGAGAAACTGAGGGCCGTGAGCCTCGACGAACGCGGCCAGGGCCGGAACGATCTTGCTTCCGTCCAGCTTCCGCCGGAGCTGGTCGACCAGAAGCAGGTGCGGGCCGACAACGTCCCACACCTGACAAACAGTCCAGTCCGAGCCGGGGTTCGTAGTGATTGCGGTGTCGCAGGTGGCGAACCGCCAGGCCGAGGACTTCGGGTATCGCTTGCCGTCCAGGATGTAAACCGGGGTGCGGTCCTCGACCCCTTCAGCCCACTCCCGGAACCACTCGGCCCGGAAGAGCGTCCCCTCGGCCGGCACCGGCTCTTGAAGGAAGACCGCCGAATACTCGTGGCGGTACCGCTTTTTCTCGCCAGCGACGACGTCGGCCGGGAACCGCTCTGGCCAGAGCAGGTCGCCCTCTTGGCGCTTGTCCCGCCACCCCAGGCCGTTGAACCAAGTGCTGAACTTCGGGCTGTACTCTTCGGGCAGGACGAGCCAGGTCCATGTTCCGTCGTCGCCGTACCGGGCGCGGAGCCGGGCGAACACGTCGTCCTCGTGGACGCGGTGGCCCGCCAGGACCGCCCGCTCCTGGCTCTTGTCCACGAACCGGCTCATCAACCCGGTCAGGAAGTAGTCGCTCGCCTTGCTCCGCTCGGCCTCGCTCCCCCGGGTCGAGAAGTCGTGAATATCGTCCGCGACGATCACGTCGGCGTCAAACCCGGCGGTCCGCGACGTGACAGACACCGACAACCGGTGGCCCTTCTGGGTGTTCGCGTAGAAGTCCTTGCGGTTGCCGTCGTCGCTGAACTGGACGGCCGGGAAGTACGTCCGGTACAGGTCGGATTCCAGCAGGTCGCGGCTCCGGATCGCATCTCTCACCGTGAGAAGTTGCGAGTAGCTGGCGGTGATGATCCGGCTGGCCGGCGTCCGGCACCAGAGCCACGCCGGGAACAACACCGAACAGAGCAGCGATTTCGAGTGGCGGACACCGACGTTGATTGCGAGGCGGTGGATCTTCCCCTCGGCCACGGCCTGAAGGTGATCGCAAATGGCGTCCAGGTGGTAGCCGGGAATGAACCGGTCGGGCGATACGGCGGGCCAGCAGAGTTCGGCGAAGTGGCGGAACCGGGTGGTGGCGAGGAGGCGGTCGATCTCGTGGAGCGTCATCGCGGTAGGTAGGCGCCCGAGAGTCGGAAGCCCGGCCCCTACCTACGGCATGACTGCACTCCTACCCGCCCCCGCCCGAGACCTAGACCTGCTGGCCGCCGAGATAAAGCGCGAGATCGGCCTGGGGGACGCCGCCCTCGTCCGGGGCCTCCTCCACTACCGCCGGGCCGGCGTCCGGCTGGCCGAGGCCCGACAGGCCATCCCGCACGGCGGGTGGCTCCCCTGGCTGGAGACGCACGGCATCCCCCGGACCACCGCCTGGCGGTACGAGCAGCTGGCCGGACTCGACGAGGCCGAATGTTCCACTCTGGAACATTTGAGGGACGCCCTGGAGGTGCTGGCCGACCGGCGGCGGGAGGCGAAGGGGCCGCCTGCGGCTCCGGAGATGGCTTTCTTCGAGGAAGTTCGGCCGACGACGTGGGTTGAGAAGAACAGCGGGTGCGAGGAGTGGTACACCCCGGCCGTCTACGTCGAGGCGGCCAGGGAGGTGATGGGCTGTATCGACCTGGACCCGGCCAGCAGCGAAGTTGCCCAGCGGACGGTCCAGGCCATGACGTTTTACACGAAGGAGTTGGACGGACTGTCGCTGGACTGGGCCGGGAACGTGTACTGCAATCCCCCGTACTCCCGGGTGATCGACCGGTTTGTCGACAAGCTCGTGGCCCACTACCTGGCGGGCGAAGTGGAGCAGGCCGTGGTGCTGACGAACAACGCCACCGACACCCAGTGGTTCCAGCGGTTGGCCGCCTCGGCGTCCGCCATCTGCTTCCCGGCCGGGCGGGTGAAGTTCCTTGATCCGGACGGGGTTGAGGGCGCGCCCCTACAGGGCCAGGCCGTCACCTACTTGGGAGACCGGCAGGAGGCATTTGCGAAGCGTTTCGCGGGCTTCGGGCTGGTGCTGTCCAACCGACATCGCCCCTGATTGGGACAGTCGGCAAGCTATGGCAGTCGCCCATATTTTGGAGATGACGATGCCACCCGAACTGAACCTGGCGGTTGAAGCAGTGAAGGAGCGGATGGAGAGGACCGGGAATCGGCTGATCACCTTCAAGTGGCTCGCCGACCAGTTCAAGGCGAGGGGACTGACCCAACACCACCTGAAGGAGTTAGCTGGCCTCGGCCTACTCATCCGCAGGGAAGCCACCCGCAATGGACACCGGGCGTACTACGACGTGCCTGATCTTCCGCTCTGGAGCCAGCCCGCCGCATGAGCGAAGGCTACTCCGGGCGCGTCGGTGAACGGGCAATCTGGAAAACCTGGCCGCTGCTTTCGCCATCCCACGAGAACAGGATCGAGTTGCGGGTGTTCGCGGTGACGATTCGGCGAGGGCGGTAGCTCGCCCGGTCCAGCTCGGGAAAGGACTCCCGTTCCTTGCTCAACACCAGGGTGAATAGCGTGCCGAACATCCACACCCGCAGTCCCACGATGCCCGTCTGGTGGCCCACTACCTCCAGCTGAAATACCTCGTGGTTGACGAGTGCCGGAGCGAGGCCCATGTAGAGGCCCTCTCCAGCTGCGAAAGGGGCGCCGCGATAGATGACTTGGAGCACCTCATCAGGGGGCAGTTGGCCGGCGAAACTCCTCACGAAGGGGACGGGGAAGTTGCCGCTGTATGCCCCGTTGAGCAGAGTTTTGAGCATCCATCGCTCGACGCGGTCGCCGTTGATGTAGGTGTTCGCGGCGACCGATTCGCCGTTCTCCTCCCCCGCCCGAAGTCGCTCCAATCCACGAAACAACTTCGCGGCCTCGGTGTCGAGCTTGGACAACTGGCTGTTGTGGCGCTCGCACAGAATCCTGGCCGTCAGGCTGGCGATGCTGAGCCGGGCCGGGTTTTCGGGCGTCGCCTTCCGATTCAGAAAGGTGAGTCCGTAGACCCGGCCACCCCGCTCACCCTCCCACACTGCGTCCAGTAGTGTTCGGGAGACTACGTGTTCCTGGGTGATCGAGCCGTGGCAGTCGCGGAGTTGTCGGGCGTAGCAACGGGGGTTGGTTGTGGGGCCGCATTCCATTGGGGCATTCCGAAAGAAGATACACATTCCCTCCCCAGCGTACCCGACAGCGACCTGCGCACAAATGTCCGTAGCGGCCTCTACCCCTCGACCGGCCAAACACCCACCCCCGCCCCCGATCGGCCCACGTGGGGCCGATAAACGCGAACGTGGGGCCTACGTACCGGCGTGGCGCAAGAACTCAGCAACCCGACGAACCAACGCCTCGCCCTCGCCGCCGCCCTAGCCGTCCTCCTGCTCCACGTCTCGGAGTGGGCCACTGGCATCGACCTGAACGGCGAGACGCCCACCGTCGTCGCGGCCACGACAGTGCTGGTGGACCGCCTGCTCCGGGCCGTCGGGTGGAGTGGAGATGAGAGACTGTAACGCGTCGCCGAACGGCCATTTTCTGGCTTGTGATTTGCACCCAAACTCTGCCGTCAAGGAACTACTGGCTGAGCGAATACTCAACCTGCCCAGGCACCACAGCTGGAGGAATCAGCATGGCCGAACCGCTATCCGCCAACGGGTCCCGCCTTTCCCAAGCACAAGAAGAACTCCTCGCCCCACCTGCACCCGCCGAAGAAGTCACTCCCGCCCAAGTCGCTCCGCCTGCGCCCGCCGCAGAAGCCGCCCCCGCTCACGCCGTTCCGCCCCAACCGCCCGCCCCTAACCCCTCTCCCGGCCCACAAGTCGCGGCTGCGGCGGTGATGACCGGAGACGCCCTCAAGCCATATGAGGCGTTCTTCAAGCTCATCGGATGGGTCGTGCTGAGCGCCGGATCTCTCGGGGCAGCGCTGGTGAGCTGGCAAGCCCTCCGGGCAGAGCTGTTCCTGGCGGGGTTGGCCGCGATGGCCCTCGGGATCCTGTCCTGGAGGATTCACAAGAGCATCCTGAAGGCCGGTGGTGGCTCCGAGGCTCCGGCCTTCCGGCGACTCGTTCTGTACGCGATCGCTGCCGGAGGCGTCATGCTGGCCGCTTGCGGCGCCGTTCACCTCTACATCGTCTGGCAGTTCGATCCCGTCGACTACTACGAAGGCAGTGATGCCCCGCCGCCGATCCGCTCGGACGAGTACCCGGGGTTCGGCTCGCCCGAGCATCTTGTCTCAGACGACGGCCGGGATTTCTACACGGTACCCCAGCGGTTCGTGTTGTTCGACGTTCAAAAGCGGGATTCGGTTTCCGGGGTGCAAGTGCAGGAGATGCAGTTGGTCGTGACCAAGTCGCCTGTGCCGAGCGGGAAGTCGGCCAAGGTCAATGGCGTCGGGAACCAGCAGGGGGCCAACTGCTACAAGTTCTACATCCCCAAAGACTGCCAGGCGGGTGCGGTGGTATCCGGCACGCTCCTGTCGTCCGATCCGAACCCGGGCCTCAGCACGAGCATGCAGACCGCGATTGGCTCGCAGGCATCCGTGTGGCTGGACTCGAACCGCCCAGAGCGGTTTGCCCTACTGATCCGGGTTGAAGAGGATGGTATCTACACGCTTCAACGGCAGGCCGTGGTGCGGTTCCCAGACATCGGCTTCACTAGGAAGCGAACGGTCAAGATCGGTGACGAGGAGACCTTCCTGATCCGTGCCTGGCGCGAACCGGACCCCCGTCTCCATCCCACGCCGATGCCGAAGATGCCTGCACCTGCTCCACAGGCAGTGCCACCCCGACCAGAACCTTTGCCGAAAGTGCAGGGGCCGGTGGCCACGCCCACCACCCCAACGGCGACGAGGTAGTGGCACACTCCCTGGAGGGAGACGGGCAGAGCCTCCCCCTCTCCCTCCGGCCACCCTCTGGATGTTCTCCCGTCCCTTTGCTCCGCTCGATGTTGCCCCTTGTTGGAAAACTGCCCGGGGGGTTCAGGGGGCAAACCACCCCCCTCAGCCGGTTGCTAAACTCCTGCCCCCCCCCCCCGGGGGGCCTGGGAAACACTGATCGCAAGACCAGTTAACGACAGAAGTGTTCTTATCGGACCTACTTTTCGTCGCCCTTTCGCACCCGCTTCAATCCGCCGACTGACCGTGCCGTGAACCACAGGACATCCGATTCGTCGCAGCGGATGCCGGTGATTGCCACGTTCACCCTGAGAATGCTGCCGTCCTTGCCCCTCAAGAACAGGACGCCGCCCTCAAGCCCCTCAACCTCGATGTCAGTCACTGGGCGTCACCGTCGCAAGGCAAGCTGAGCTTGGCCCGCATCCGCTCCAGGGCGGCCACATCCTCGGCGTCCAGGACGATGGGGGACGGGGCAGACTCGGTGCTGACGTCCATGCTCACGGTGGCGATCGGCTTGCCCAGGCAGTAGGCGTAGAGGAGTTCCAGGAGCGGGGCGGCATCTCTGGGGCGGGCTTCCTGGATCAAGAGGAGGTGACGCTCAATCACTTCCCGCAGTCGATCGGTGCCGACGGCCTGGAGGAATGCGGCGTGGAGCTGAAGGCGGACGCCGGCCTGCGGATTGGGCCGGCCGTGGGCGATGCGGTTGCCGGGGAGGAACTGGCCGGTCCTGGTGTCGCGGTCCGGGGCGTAGGCTTCGGGCATGGCCTATCTAGGCCGGGGCGGCGCCGTTTCGGGGCGGGGCAGGGAGTGCGGGAGTTTCGCGCGAGTCGCCCTCATCAGGCACAACCCAGGACTCCGAAACCAGTTCCGTGATCTGGACGTGGGAGGGATCTTTTACCGCTACGATCTCGAGCGCAATCCTGTGCTGGTATCCATCGTACAGCAGCCGGACAAGCCGTCCGCAGTGTGGGTTACGCTTGCCGATGTAGCCGTGAATATACCCATCGTATAAGTGATACATCCGGATGCTATAGAACTCCCTCGGCTCGTGTCCGCAGTTGAAGTAGTCGGACAGTTCGGCCAGAACGCGCACTCTCATTGGCTGCTTCGGCCACAGAGCCTTGAACGTCTTGAGCGGGACTGGCCACCAGCACGCGGTTGCCTCCCAGTCCAAGAGATAGGAGTCTCCGGCCGGCTTCAGATAGAAGATCTGCTCGCCCGACTCCAGTCCGCTCCTGATGATGGCCTGCACTGCCTTGAACCCATCCACATCTTCGGCGATGCTCAGCACGGAAACAGAGGACCACTTCCTGGGCGGGGTATGCTTCCTAGTCGCATCGATCTTTTTCTTGTTGTCATTGCCCAGCGTGGTCATTCTGGCCCGATCGTCGTCGCCTGAGTTGAGATACTGCAAGATCCAGTTTTCAATCGTCTGCGTCTCTTCGGAATACGTAAGCCGCAGGCCGCCGAGCCTCGGACTCTTGAGGATGACCGGGACGTTCTCTTCCGGGATGTTGGCGGTGTCGATGGCACTGCACCCGAACTTGAATGCCTTCTCGAACGACTGGCCGGCCCAGATGGCCTCGTAAAAGCCCTGGGCGAACTTGATCGCGGCCGGATCGCCGATCTCGTCCTTCATCCCGATCACGAAATCGATGTGCTGAGAAACGGCCCTTGCCTGCTCCTCCGAGAAGCAGGCGTTCAGGACCACGCACTTCACGTCTTCCTGGACGAGATGGAACAGCTTGGCAAGTCGGTCGCCATTGACCGGGTGCGTGAACCCCTGCTCGTCCTCGAAGCACAGCCCGGTCTTCCCGCCACCGTGGCCGCTGAAGTGGACGACCGTCGGCGTGTGGTTCAGCAGGGATTGGCGGAGATCGTCGACCGTTGCGGCGGGGTTCGTCACGAGCCGGAACTGCTCCCGGTTCACGGCGCTGTTGAGCGAGTTCCGGATGACCTTCTCTTCTTTTTGAAGTCGGAGCGGACCTTGATCGGTTGGCGAGGACGCCAGGACGAGGACGGTTTGCACTGCTCACTCGCGGGGCTAAGCGGTGGGGAGGGGCCATCAACCACCCCTAACTCTACCCCGCGAGGGCGCCTGCCGGAATGTCGGTTGTCGGCCATTCCGATACACGCCCCTAGCCAGAGACGTCTCTCAGAATCAAGTGCCCTTCGTTCGCCCGTAGTGCTTGCGGATATTGCGATTTCGCTGTAGACTGAGAAATACGATTGGCGAAGGAGGGCATTCGGATGTCATGTTGCCAACAGTACAGGACTCAGGGCCACAACTACTGCCGCATGTGTGGCTCTTTACTGCTGTCACCAGGCCAAGCGAAGCGCACACGAGTGGCGTCTGGTTACACTTCAAACGAGAAGTACTGTGGCTACTGTGGCCACAGCAGGTTCAATTGTCCATGCATAAGTCCGCCTTCGGGCGCGAGTAGTGCTGACAAGCAAGGGCCACCTGGATCTGCTCAGGCAGAAAAGCCCTGGTGGAAGGTCTGGTAGGTCGAACAACCTCACCCTGCGCCAAGCCCTGATCACTGCTTTGCTCTCCTTTCAACAACGACTGTCCGCGTGTGCTACGGCCGCCGCGGCCGTCCCATCCGCTCCTGCCAAGTCTCCGTGACCTTCCACCGGCCGTCGATGTAGGACACTTGCGGCGGGTTTTCGACCGGGAACGACGAGATGAAGTTTGCCGCCCACCAGAAGGCCGCGAAGAACTCGTCCCGCTCGGCCTCGGCCTCCGCCAGCCGGGCCAGTAACTCCCGCTGCGTCTCCTCGTCCGGGGCGGCGACGGCGGCTTCGGCGAGGTGGCGGCAACGGCTGCAGTAGTAGTCGCGGAGACGCCAGCGAAGCCCCTCGTCGGCGTTGAGTAGGGCCACCAGTTCGGCGGTGACGATCGGCTTGCTCGGCTGCTGCGTGGCGTTTTCCATGCCCTAATGGAGTGTAGTGTCGACTGGTTTTGCAGACTGGGGCGGCGTCACCATAGCAGGACGGCGTCAAAGAAGTCGGGCTTGAGGGCGGGCGGGCTGAAGTGGGTCGACCTCGTCGTTGCGGCGGCGTGTGGTACGCGTTAGACTGACCAGCGGCTTGGTGTGGCGGAAGAGGGTTGCACTCACCGCCGCGACTACTGAGGTTGTCGTTCGGCGATTTTGCGGAGGCATAGATGGGGTTCCAGGTTCCTTGCGGCTGCGGGCGTGAAATCCCGGTCGTTGCCGGCGACGCCGGATCGGCGGTCCGATGCACCTGTGGCCGCGAGGTGACGGTCCCGAACCTGAGCAACCTTCGCAGGGCAGCACCGCCGCCGCCTCCCCCACGGTGGGAATGCCCGAGGTGCAAGTCGCCAGAACTCGAACGCCTCCCGTCCAACCCGATCAGCCCGGACCCGGGCTACCAGTGCCACGGTTGCGGGACTCGGCTGCGCGGTCGCGGGATGCTGGTGCCGTACTTGGCCGTCTTGGCGCTCGGTACCGCCATGTTCGCGGTTTGTGCAATCGTGTTGCTCGGGGGTGACGAGACCCGGCGGCCGCTGCGGGCAGCCTGGTTCGGAGTGATCGGGCTGGTGTGCGCCGGTTACGCGACTCAGCAGTTGGTCCGGCCGGCCCCTCGACCAAGAGCGGCCCATGACGAGTCGTAGCGCGCCTACCCCGTGCGATTCGGCAAGCCTAGATGCCACTGGAGAGTTTCGGGCGGTTCAGAGTCACTCAGCTCCCCGCGTCTGCAGAGAGTGTATTCGTTCGGCGAGTGGCCCTATCAGAGTGTACCACCAACTGGTTTTTGACGGCGGCGATTCAGTCAGGGTGCGTGACGCACTCTAGGCCCGGTAGAGTTTTCCGAGTTGGCTCGTCAGCTTCCACGTCTTGCCGACCTTTGTCCACTTCCCTGACTTGCTCGGGTCGAGGAACATTGACCCTTGATAGTCAAAGCCCAGTGCCTCGTAGGCCCGCATGCACTCGTCATCATTGGGATACAGCGTTATCTTGCCGTTGAAGCCCCAATCGACCGCCTGCTTCACGGCAAACTCTATGAGTACACCGCCTGCATTGTCGGAACCCGGGTGCGTTACCAGGAGGCTGATCGAGCAGTGGCCAAGAGTGTTCGCGTTGGACATCACCATCAGTCCAACCGGCCCGCCCGAGACTCGGTACTCGATGTACAGGTGATCGTTGTCGCCTTCGCCCACGTTGCACATGTCCTCGACTAGGTCTACGGTGGCCTTGATGCGCAGATTCCACCGCTCTTGATGGGTTCGCTTTACGATCTTCCAGTCTCGACTGTCGATGTTTGTTATAAAGTCCAGCTTATCCGGTCGATAGCCATCCTCCTCCGGTATTTGCACCTCGTCCCAGCCGGCCAAGTCCTCTAGCATCTTTTTTGCGCGCAAAGCGAACTGGACGCCGGTGTGCAAAATGATTGGCGGCTCCGTGACCCAGCGAAGGTTGAGGCCGAATCCGTCCAT